ACTGCTCTTTGTACTGCTCCGGCGCGTTCGTTTGGGTCGTTTCTATGTACGCCACCCCCAATTTATTTGCGGTGTCTGGGTTGGGGTTTTGGTCATATATTCGTGAAAGATTAGCCGTTAGATCAGAACTGGCCCCCGCATAGTATATGTCGTCCGTTGCTTGTTTGGCTATTATATTCTGCCGCTGAAACTCAACAAGCGTTGAGCTAGCCAACCCTAAAACCCGTTGCTTAGATTGTTCCGCACTAATAATCCCCGTTGGCGAAGCCAAAGGTGCGCGCACCGGCGCTGCGCGTAAAGACACAGTTTGCCCTTGGTATCGGGGCGTACGGGAGCCTAAGCTCACCGGCCCATACTCCGCATACTGTAATAAGACGTTAAGCCCGACAACGGAGCGCCCAATAGCCCACTAGTCCTGGCCGCCCCCGCAGCGTACCCGGCTTGTTTAGCTTGTGCCTTTTGTTGTGCAATTCCCGTACGTAAACCTAACTCGCGCGTAGACGTAAATAAACTACCAAGCCGATCAGCCCTTGCGACTTTCCCAGCGTCCGCCGTTTGAATAGCCTCGAACGACCGACCATAGGCGCCTGATGCCCCAAACGCCGCTGCTTGTGCTGACATAACCTCGCGTAACTGTTGCTGACGTTGCAATTCATCCTCAGCCGCTTGTGCTTTTTCCGCCTGTAACTGTAACCCTAACTGTTTAGCTTGAAGCTCTGATTGTTTTTTTTGAAAATCCGCCGCGCCTGCTTGGGCTTGTGACTGACTATACGCCGAATACGCGGCCACTACTGCCATAATTGCTACAAAAGGAACTGCCATAATTACTCCTATTTTACCTCAACCAAGGTGCCTAACACAATAAACTCTAACGGTTCTGTTTGAGTTATAGTAATTGTGGGCTCCTTGCCGACTCCATTCAAATACACTTTTTTATACCCAGTAAACGTTTTTATAGGGGAATCTAAGAAATCCCCAAACTGACGAAACGCTGGCTTATACGTGTTCTTACCAAAACGCACTTCAATATTTCTCGATTGATCTAATCGAATCTGGGCACTAACTAGCCGTCGAAACTGCCCAGCCATTGAATACCCTCCCAAGTCAACGTCGATCGGTAGCGTCTCAATACTTGCTGAAAAGTTTAAACCAGCTTCGATATTTAGAACGGCTTGTGAACTTGTGAACCCACCCCCCGACACAACCACGTCTTGTAATATATAATCGTCTCCACGCACTTTGACTGTCTCGCCGTTTAAATGGCCGTACCCAGTCCAAGTATCTGTAGCCGATGCGCTCGTTGCCAACGTAGAAGCGTCCATATAGGCGTTTTCATTAAGTTTCTCGATTGACCGTACGGAGCTTCCGCTAATGGTCCGTTTTACTACAACATAAACGGTATCTGCTACAACTGCAATGTCTTCAAACTCCCCTTCGGTTGTAAACGAACTCCATGCTGCTAGCCCAACCGAGCGTAAGGCGCTAAACACTGCCAGTGTCCCGTCTGAGTTTAATAGATATAAAAAATCCGCAGGCACTGTATCGGTGGCTTTCCTAACCACCAACCGCCGAGAAGCCTTAATAAGGTGTGCGCTGTATAGCGAAACATTTGAAGCGTTATAACTTTTCTCAACGTCATTGTATAGAAACTCCCGAACCACGCGGCCTTTGTGCTGAACGAATATCGTAGCGCCGTCTACTGAGACTGGGGTAATTGCGCTGCTGCCGTGACGCGTAGCTTGAAGCACCGACACATTCTCCGGCGTGATCGGTTCTGTGTCACTGTTTGGTATATAGTATTCGCTTGCTGACGTAAAAATCTGAAACGTCCGCCCCGGATAAATCCTCTGGATAGCATTAAGCCTGTCGCTGTCTATCGTAATATCAATCGCATCTGCCGCGCTACCGCTGGCTACATCAAAATCAAAAAAATAGTTAACTTTTGACGCCCATACTGTTTGTGGGCGCGATTTGCTCCCGCCAAACCACAAACGTGTTTGATAGAAAGTTACGCTAGTCGGCCATCCTCGGGTAGCGCTCCATACAGGCTCGTACCCTGTTTCATACTCCCAATCGCCAGCGTCTATAGTTAACGCGGGGAAATCCACTTGCACGTCGCCAGTGATAATTTTTGCGCTGGTGTACCCAGTGATAAATAAGATACCCCCTTTTTTACCAATGATAAACTGCCCCACACTCGCCGCTGAGAATATATTCTGAGTTGCGGTCGCCGTAACGTCCCTGCCCGTGGGGGAGGAAAGCGTTAAGTGATTACTTGCAGGTTCTGTAACCGTAACGCCACTAAACGCATGAGCAGGGATTGAGTCAAAAGTAATATAGGCCGCTGTCCAGGCTGTATGCGCCGTTCTTTGAATTTTGATCGGTTGAACATCCGGGTGGACTAACAGTAACGTATCCGCCGATTGAGTAACGTCCATGTCTTGTATTTGATCTAAGGTTAAGGTTGAGATAGGCGAGCTAGTAACTGTGGCCTGTACTACGTCATCTTTATAGACTTTGAACTCGCCCGCCGTAAACACGAGTAGATACGTTTGAATGTTGTTAAATTCAAAGTTAACTAATCGCGCCTCCTGGTTGCTGGTTGTAGCCCCAATATGCTCTAGCCCCTCTCTACGAAAAGCATACCCTTCTGGGCTTACATATACGTTTTTTAACTGAGTAGCCGAGTCGGCGTACCGCTCTCGCCGAATATCCATTATTGCCGTTCGGTTAATCTCGCCCCCCAAAAAAGAACGCTGCGCCGCAATCAGTTTAGTTTTTTTAGCCATTACCCTCTAACCGCAAGGTAGCTTTTAGTATGGGGTGCCGTTGTCGTACCCCCCGAGTTTTGAGAATCAATTACCCGCGCGAGGCGCAATTGATTCTCAAGCAAACGATCATAAACCCTGGCCTTTTCCGAGTCCTCTAACACCGCGGTGGCAAGTAGCCGAGCAAGGTCAAACTCAAGCGCACGTACAAAGTAGGCAGGCATTCTATGCTCCGGGGGAGAAAAAGCGTACGTAATTTTTAACTCATTTACGTTACTGTAGATTTTGTCTTCGAAAATCCTATAATCAGGCGCTGCTGGAAAGCGATCAATAAGCCGCAAGTAATCCGCCGGTAACTGGAATGCCGCAGTAAAGCCAAATAAAGGAACTGCCGCTAATTTATTTAGCTCTACTTGATTTACAGCAAACCGCCAAGGGTGGCTTTGAAGTAGCCCACCCTTGGTTGTCTCATACACAGCTTTACAGATTTTTGCTTCACGCGTTGCGTCTGAAAACGTACTGATTTCGTCCGCTCCAATTAGCAACAGCGCGGTAGTGCAAATGTCGACGTCTGTAAGCGCCATGCTGAGACCTAGTCTGAGTCGGTTGCCGTTACAACCAAACCGTTAGTGACGTCCACGACGCCGCCAGTGTTACTATTTACATAGTTGATAGTAATGGCTGGCGTTCCGCCGGTCGAAGATATAACGAAAATAATATCGTTTACCTTGACGTCAACAGACAACTCATTAAAGTAACCTACGCCGTCGATAGTACCAATAGCGTCGGCTGAACTGTATATAAATATGTCGGGTGTTTCTTGCCCAGATTGGGAAACTGCTTTAAATGAATTAATATCAAATGCCATCTATTTATCCTCTTTATCTTTACGATTCATCTGTGGTGATTTTTACAACACCGGTTGGGTCAATAACTACCGCTTCGGAAGAGAAAGCAACGACGATCACTGTCGATACGCTTGAGACTAAGAAATCCGTAAACATCATAAAGTCTTTTCCAATAGCGTAGCCAACAGCGTCTTTCTGATACGCAAAGTTTGTCCGGTCGTTAGTCGCCAAAGGCAACCCGCCTTCTTGTCCGTTAGCTCCGATAAATTTGAAATCGAACCCGTAGAAACTCCCAATACTGCCGTTTACTAACGGTTTAATTGAGTTAGTGTCAATGCTTTTTACGTCGGTTTCGTTTGTTAAATGATGCTTACCACTAACGGAAGCTACAATAGTCCGGTTCTCGTCTGGGACTCCTACGTTGTCTAGTAAAAATGAGCTTTTAGAAATCATTTTAACGTTTAGGTTGTCGTTTGATCCGCTTTCGTTTTTTGGAACCGAGTTAGCCGCCGGTAAACTGGCTGCAGTTAAAGCATCAATAATAATCTGATCCTCTTTTCGTCGGCACGCGGCTAGCATACCTGGCTTTAAAGCAGCCAATGCGTCATAGTTAACCTCGCCTTGGAGGAACATATCTGTATCAACCCGGGCAGTGTATCGCTCGGTAGTAACAGTAACCTTAGTTGCTGCAGGGTTACTAGATATAATCTCACTACCAACCGAATGTTTCGTTGCCCGAATAGATCCGTAAATCGGAAATTGGTGCTGGTTTCCGGGTATGTTTTTTACTCGAACAGTAGGGCGTAATTTTCCACCGGCTTCAATAAATTCGTCGTGAACCTCTGATTCAAACGATTTAAACTCTAAAGTGTTTAATATACTTTGGGACATAAGTTTAACCTCAATTCTTAACAATCATTACAATAGTCGAATTGGGTTATCGCTACTTAGCGGGCCTCATCTGCCGTTTATAGTTCGAGTCAACTTTGTTTTTTTGCGGGCTTTAAAAAAGGTTACCGTAAAAAACTATAGGTAGTATACTTTATTTTACTCTAGTTGTCAAGGGATACGCCCGCAGCTCGGAACGCTTTACGTTGTAAACCAAGGTAATGGTTTCGCTTTCCTTCATCCGCGTCAAACAAGTGGCCGTGTTCTTTTCTATACGTTGACGCTTCGTCTTTAAGTTCTTGGGTAGATTTTCCCGGTGCCGGGGTTGTATTAGTTGGTATAGTTAGCTTTTCTGATACAAGCGCACGGTGTAAAAAATCTAACGACTCTCCAGTAGTAGCTAATTTGTCCAATAGCTGTTGGTCCTGTTCACTTAATCCAGCTTTATATTGATTTAACTCACCTAGTACTTTCTCTTTTCGGTGTCCTAGTTTTGCCAGCTCGTCCTCTGGTTTTGGTTTAGCCGCTTCAATAGACTCTAAATAGCTCTCTAACACCCCTGTTGCTTGCTCGTTAGTTAAATTGTTCTTTTTAAAAACTTCGCCGAGCTGTTCAATATCTATCTGATCCTCTAACGCTTTGTACTTTTCAAAATCCCCTCCCTCCCCAAACTTAAACTCGTAAGCGTCCGGTACTTTGTACTTCTCTTCATACTCTTTAATAGACTCCCTAAGCTCACCCACGTGCTTGCTTTGGCTCTTATACCCTTTTTCTAAATCCCCAGCAGTTTTATATTTCCCACCAAGCAACTCTTCAGTTGAAGTATCTGGTGTTAACTCTGAAACTTCTGAAGTTTCAATACCTTCTGTTTGTGGCTCTGTAGTTTCGGTTGGTTGGGTCTCAAGTAATGACATTAATTAGCCTCCTTAGCTTTTTTAGTAAGATCCTCAGTTAGTCTTAAGATTTGCCTGATCACACTGTTTTGCCCCTCTCGTTGTGCCGCCACCATTAGGGTGTTCCCGCTATCGGGGTGAACCATCTGTATTACCGGCTTTTTAACTGTCTTGTCTTCTAGTATGCTTAATACCGCCTTTCCCTCCGGCGTACTAAAAAGCCTAATTATTGCGCGTTTTTCGTCTTCTAGAAGCGGTAACTGTATCATTGCTGCCCCATAGCCTCTGGCGACGCTAACTGCTGTTGCGCTAACCCCAGCATGTTTTGTTGTATTTGCGCTGATTGCTCCTCCGTTGGCACGACTCCTTCCGGCAAATTTAAGTGCTGTGCTATTTTTCTAGCATATTCCGCTGTGTTTAACACCGTATCCAGCATTTCCGGGCCTTTTATCTCCATCATGTGGCGCGCATAGCGCATTAAATTTAAAATTTCCTCTTCTTCCTGTAGGGTTGCTAAGGGTGAAAGGCTTTGTACGTCTAACTCTAGCCCGTTAACTCGTAAACCGCTAAGGTCAACTAGCGGGGACCCGTCGGGGTACATTACTTTTTCTAGTGTTTTTAACGACACGTCAATACTTTTAGCCACCAACTCCCTAAACAACCGCCCAAAAGAAGAACCTGAACGGTTGGCGTACTCTTGTTGTCGGATTGTTTGTTCTGTGGCCGTCTTTACTGGAGCATCAATCGGCCCTAATGGGTCGGTGAATAACATCTCATTAATGTTTTTTCGCAATTCCTCAACAATGATTCGGTTCTGGTTAGAATACGGCGGTGGATCTAAGTATTTAATTTTAGGCCCGCCCATATCCCAATGGACCGGCAGTGCAATACTGGGTTCTAGTTTCATATTCTCTAGGCTCATAATGCCATCGTCGCCAACTAAAAGCGGCGGCTGACAAGTCATAGCTGCGGCGGTTAAATCCGATTGGATTGACTTGTTTAACGTTTTAATATCCGGTAGCGCATACAACAAAGGCCCCCGCCCGTACCATTCGCCGGAAATTACGGACCAACGGAATACAACCCACGGTAAAAACTCCTCTTCACGTTCTACAAGTAAATGGTGTCCCTTTGTCGTGACAATACAGTATTTAAACCCCATTGCTTTCTCGGTACGCAGTTTTCCCTCTACGCGATACTGGATAGTAATCTCTTCAGGAAACATACCCTCAATAACTTCGCACTCCTGCATAGGCTTATCTGCGTATTGCTCTTTCATCTCTGCCGGTATCTTTGCATCTGGCCACGTTGTTATTAGGTTACGGTACTGCATCCGTAGCTTTCTGAAAACCGTATCAACTGCCCCGTCCGCGCCTGTGGCAATATATAACTGACTTATGGGCACCGACTCAACAAACAGCGGTTGCTTTAGTGTGCCTGGTCGAATTAATAAAGCGCCGGTTCCAGCAGCCAAGTCATATAAAGATTCCGCTACGGCTTGATCGTAATACGACGCGTGCAAGCATTTAAACAACGTGTCTTCTATTTTCTCTAATTTTTTTGATAAATCACTATCCCCCTCCTCTTGTAAAAACAACCCCGGCTTAAGCCTAGCCCATTTTTTCATCGGCGGCACTAATACGTTTTGTATGTTCGATACAAATTTCTGCGTGCCATTTACCGCCGTGGAGTCAACTACCAGTTGAGCATTGTTGTTTTTGGCGCCTTTAGTCGGCTCGTCAAACAACTGTCGTTGGGGCATACAATACTCGTACACTTCTTTGTACGTAGTCTCCCATTGTTGCCTTCGCTCCTCTAATGTCTTAAACGTTTGTAGGAATTTTTCTTTAAGCTCCATAAATGCCTCGCTCAGAAGTAGCCAATAGTGAAGTGCGGCCCACATTCCCTCGCCTAAAAGCTAGTAGTTTCTGCGTGTTTTCCAGGGCGATCTTTTCTTTTTGCGCTTGGCTCTCGCGTTCTTGTTTTTTTAATTGGTTTTCTTGCATAGCAAGCTGTTTTTCTTGCACGCTGTTGTCTATTTCTGGTTTTCCACCGGTCATTTGTATCCTCCATTTAACACTAACCATCGGTATAATTGGTAGGGAGTTATCGCATAGTTTGATATTCCTAACGCCATTTTTACTATACTAACACACCCCGGTACTACATTACCAATATGAAAACCCGAAACGCACTTTGTTTCGTCCGTTTCGTATTTGACTACTAAAAACTTCGGGTGCGTAAAGTAACATTTAACCACCTCGTCCGCTGTTTGGTTATCATAGATTTTAGTGTTAATATTAAACCCCGTATAGTCTATCTGCACAGTGTGTGGGTGTACTGTCCTCAGCGCAAACACGTGTTGTAGATTATGGTGTAATACTTTTTTTAAAAACCGCATGGTTGGGTGCTTCGTTGGTGAAATTCTTCGAAACACAACATACCACACGGTTGTTTTCATTTTGTCCTTGTCCTAAAAAAGTTTAAAGCCCGGTAACACTTTGGGCTTTTGCATCCGACCGTCTCTACCTAACATGCTTTTATGCTCCCCACCGCCAAGTAAAGCATACTGCAACGCATCGTGTGGGTGGCTAAACCTATTCTTATCAGGCTCTAGCTTATACTTCGCCTCGCCACCAACGTTTAACCGCTTATAGTGGTACCCGCCATTAAAACCTCGACGAATCATAGGGGCCTTTTTACGGCTTATCAAGATACCTGGTAATCCATTGCTTGAGCGCAACAGTGGCGACAATACCGCTTCCCTGCGAACCTCAAATTTATTTGACGGCGCCGGGCGAATATATAACTTTTCTGTTTTAAACAGATCAAACGCTGTAATACCTTGCTGATCCCTAAAACCTCCAGACGGATCACCCCAAAACTCAATTTGAGATTGACTGTACTCTTTGGTTACGTATTTATTTATATTGCGGGCAAAATCTTGTATCGGCCAGGTTTCCCCATCTGGCGTTAAATACTCGTCAATAATACGCCAACGCCCAAAAGCGTCTTTTTGCGCGAATACCGCCGACGGTGTGAGCCCAAAATCAACCCCAACAATAAGCGGGAGTCGTTGGTCATACTTAACGTCCGCACTAGAATGCGTGGCGTCCACATAATTGTCGCCATATACCGGCTTTCCTTCCTGTATAAACCCATAATCGCCATGCACATACACGTCAATCCACTCTTGGGGCTTCCCGTGTTCCATCTTTTCATAGTAGCCCGCCGGTAAATTTTCTACATTTTCCGCCCCTAAAAATACCGGTACTTGTTTTGCCCCACAAAACGAACAATCCCCCACAATAACCGCATCCGGCCACCGGTGTCCCGACCACCCCTTAGGGTTCTTACTGCCGCACGTCTCGCATCCCTCCTCTTGCGCCTTCCCCGACGGTTGGTTTAAAAACCGATACCTCTCATCTGGGGTCTCTTCCGCTAACTTATACCACCAGTTGGTATCATCCGGTGGGTTAGTATCTGCTATGATTCCGCTTCGGGTGGGCCATGCTATTCCTAATTGTGTCATTTTCTTTTCAAACCCGTATTCCCACGCCGCCTTCACGTCATCTGGTCCTTGCGCTAAGAACTTATCAAAAGATTTTCCTAGCTTCTCTCTCGCAAGGTCAAACAAATTCCGTAACGCTGCCGATAAATACGCAACTTCTGTCTCAACGATATAGTCCGCCAAGGCCTCCCCCTGCGCCAATAGCACAGCATCTGGCATATTTTTTTTCGACGGATACCTCCCTACACGCCCTGTTGCCCCATTTAAAATGTCCCGATTCGTATACCGAGCTTCATTAAACCAAAGCATCGTAGTCTCTAACGACAATAATTTTGATAAATCTTCCGGGCGGTCTAAAGCTAAAAATATAACTTCGGCTTCGATATCGTCTAACTCAATATGATGCGAAATAGGGGGCTTTCTGTTCACCCTACCAAACACCTCTTCAGGGAACCAGTCCAGCCAAGTCTTTAACGTTGTGGTTTCCAGCTCCGGGGCCGTATTTCTCACCACAACATGGCGCGTCCGACGCTTCCCATTCTTCGATGGTTTTTGCAAACTCATGTTAGTAAACAACTCAAAACACATCCCTACAGACTTTCCCGAGCCAATCGGGCCTTTCACGCCTCGGTAAAAAGCATCCGAATTATGAAACTTTGAAAGCGTTGGGGTTGCCTTATAATTTAGCTCAAATTTCACTTTTCCTCAGAAATATTTTCGCTGTTAAGGTCCGCTTTTTTTGCTCGTTGGCGTTTAGGCGTTGCACTCTTTGCCCGATACTCTTCAACAGCATACTCATTTAAATTATCCCACGCGTAGATTATCGATAACGGTTTGGGCTGGCCGCATACGTCACAAGCCCCCAATGTTAACGCCGACTTAAAATAAAGGGGACTCAAAACTCCCCCGTTACTTACGGCGCAATCAATACAAATATGCTCAATGTTAGACATCTATTATCTCTCCTTGTTGTTGTGTTACAGCTCCTAAATCAATATTAATATTTATCTGTGTTTTATCTCCTGTTGTGTCTGCGCCGCCATGGCCTGTAAACTTCATCTTATTACTCACCATGCTGGCCAAAGCTCCCGACACCCTAGAATCCCCTTCGTCAAACCGATCCTTAAACGCTTGTAACACTTCCTCAAACTGACCAGCCGCAATCGTAGAGTCTAACATAACCGCCTTGACATACGTCTTGTGAATACTAACCACGACTTCTTCAATCTGGGGCTTCTTTAACCAAGTTGCCGCCACACGCCGATCAACTCCTGCGGCTTTTGCCGCTTTGTCTGGGTCCAAAGTCTTTTTGTACTCTTCCAAAAAAGCAATTTGAGCCATTGTATAGGCGTAATGCTCCGGTATTTGTATCGGGTCGTCCTTAGTAGCCACCATCTCCACTGGGGGTGTGCCTTTGTCTGCTTCCTTAAATTTTTTCTTCACTCTATCCATAACGCCTTTATCAATCCGTTTATTACATTTTTTCACTTTTTAGTTATGGTAGCAGCGGTTCGGGTGTTTTAGCTTCATTTTGTGAGAGAAAAGATTTGATTTATTAGAGGGTTTAAGAATTTAGGCTTAGCAGTAGCGGAATACTGACCTAAAAACGTGTCTAACTACTACCATAACAAAAACCAGAATACCACGTTGCTTCGGTATTGTCAATCTAGTATCAACGTCAACTACTATTTAATCCTTTTTAAACCTTACTTCGTTTTTGAAGCGGTTAAAAAATTCAGAGGCTCTTTAGATAACGCTATAGCGAAAGCGCACTCGGCGGGTACCCCCCCAAATTTTCACCCCCCGGGGGCCTTTTTTAGCTAAAAAGTATGTCGCATAACCTATATTATGTAACAACTTCAACGATATCGGTAGTTGCGCCGCTACTATGAGCAGCCAAGGCCTCACGGCTAGGGTAGACGTCTTTCAACCGCTTTAAACGATCAAAAAGCCTACACAACCACAATTTGTACCCATTTTGATAGTTTAACACTGGCTGGCTATAGGTAGCAAGGGCCAAAGTCTATATGTTGCGTATTAAGGCTAATACGCCCCTTAATTAGGCGGCATATAACAATTCATGCTACACTGAGCTCATGGCTGAATATAGATACCTAATACGAATTAACTATAAAAACGCTGATCGCGTCCAAATTTGGAAGCCGGCACGCTCAGCGGCCGCAGCCATGGTTAAAGCCATTGAAGCGTCCAAAGCCAAGATCAGCCATGTCACTAATGTTTGTTTAGTCGGGGAACCTGTGCCAGTGTGCAAAAAGCGGCGGCGGCGTTTAGAAATTCAACAGTTCCCTGAACGGGCCAAGCGTACACCGCGGCCAAAGCAACCAAGCGTGTTTGACATTTAGTACCCAGCAAAAAACAAAGCTACTACACATAATAAGTAGTATAATATATATAATATATAAATATATAATATATATTATACTACTGGTATACGTTACTGTAAGTTTTTGAAAGTGTTTTTAGTAGTTAGTTTATGTTGGTTTTACAATGGTTTTAGTATTTAGGGGTTTTAGGCCTTTTTTGGCATACAGCACGGTTTACGCTCAAACGTGTACATCAAGAATTTTAAATATATATTTAACGTATTGGAAATATATATAAGGTTACGCCTAGCTTTATATATATTTTTTAAAAAAGAAAGTATGCTTTTAGGTGTAAAACGATATATATATATATATGTAGGGCTTATATATCCATAATACTTGTAATACACCTTTGAGCGTAAAACGATACATCATGAAATTTCGATTAGACAAACTGATTGGTGGTTGGTATGCTTGGTTTTGTTGAGAGTTTTAGCGGTTTTAAAAGGAGTTAGAGAAAATGATTAATGAAAAAAGCACAAAAGGAGAAGTTTTAGACGCCGTGCAATTGGAGGGGTATGTACTGAAGTATGCTAGTAAGGAATTAAGGGGCGATCGTGAGGTGGTGTTGGAAGCCGTGAAGCGAAACGGCTGGGCGTTGTGTTGGGCAAGTGCAGCCCTAAAGGCTGATCGGGCTATTGTACTGGCAGCTGTCACTCAAAATGGCTGCGTTGTGAGATTTGTGCATGAGTCATTAAAGAATGATCGTGAGGTAGTCCGGGCAGCGTTGAAGAATAATGGGGATGCACTGCTGTATGAAGTTTCACAACAAAAATAGTATTAAATAAAAAAGGAGTTAGAGAAAATGAATGTACAAGTAGAAAACATGGTTAGTCGGAAGGGCAATGTTGTCCCTAATCAATTTAAGGTTTTTACCAAGAATGCGGTTTTGTTCCAATCATATAGCCGCGTCATCGTAAAAAAAAGATTAAAGGACGGGCAAATTTACCTTGATAAGCAATACTGGGATTATAGCCGCACCACTGGCGAATACAGACGCCGATTTTTAGGTGAGGGCATCGCTACGACAAGACAGAAGATTGAAGCTGGCGAATATAAATTAGTTAACCTAAATAAATAGGAGTAAATAAAAATGAGTAACAGTTTTGATGCCCAAGCTAAAAAGTTTACGGATTTAACGGACACGACTATACATAACGTGTGGATTGATCACGATTACCATTTTCAAGATGATACCCAAACTCGGGATATCTATTACGTCAAATTGACAAGTAAAGGACGCGGTTGCATGAAATCATATTCCTTTAAATTTGGCCAAAGTGTAAGGGATAGTTCTACTAATCCACAACGGCGGGTACGTCCGACAGATTATGATATTTTTTGTTGTCTTTCTGCAACGGACCCCGGAACCTTTGAAGATTGGTGTTCCGGTTGCGGTTATGATACGGACTCGATCAAAGCTTTTGAGCTTTATAGAGGGGTTTGTAAAGAATTTGAAGGCTTGAACCGGCTTTACAATGACGCTGAGTTAGCGATGCTAAGTGAGATTTGTTAGTGATAAAAGTATCTAAAATCAATGGTTTTGTATGGCTTAAAGTCTTTAATGAAAATGGGTTGCTTTATAGTGACGGCCATTTCCAATCCATTGGTGAAGCAATGGCCGCCGCTGCGTATTATTTAAATTAGAAAAAAAGGAATTAAAAAAATGAATATACAAACACACGCTTACACTTTAAAAGCTAAAAGCAAGTTTAAAAAGGGGGACGCGCCACGTACGCTCGAAGCTTTATATCAAGCTACTGAGGATGAGCAATTCAAACACAAACTAGCCTTGGTGTACGGTACTATGACAACTAAACCGGCCGTGAAAAACAACCCGCTGGCATGGGTAGCAACGGCCAGTGACCCCAAGTGTGATAGTAATCGATTTGATAAATTGGTT